CAAACTCAACGACCGATGGAACGTCAAGGTGCAGAAATAAATCGCTGCAACTGCAGGTGCACCAGCTACTGCAACTGCAATATCCTAAGGGATATATTGCAGTAGCAGCAAGGTGCATTAAATGTAAAAACTGTAAGAATTCATTTTAGCATTATTGCAGTAAACTGTTAGCTAATAGCGTGCCAACTTCGTACTTAGTGCCAACGTTCCACGTAGAACATGCCCCTTAAACATCTCGCCCTTTGCCTGCTCGCCGGCGCCTTCTGCTGGACTCTGGTCACCTTCATCCTGTTGCACTTTTTTGGCGTCCTATGAAAGAATTGCGTTGCTACTCAGTGCCATGAGCCATATTGTCGCAAGCCAAATCAAATGGCGCGTCAAAGAGAGAGCGTATCTGCCCACAAGGCGTGAACGGGCTCCCGAGGCCTAAAAACCTCCGCGCCACCTTTTGTTGCCATGGCCCGACCCCGTAAACAGGTTGATGCTGCCAAAGTCGAGCAACTGGCAAGCGTCGGATGTACTCCGGAGGAGATCGGTCTTCTCTTTGATGCTAGCCCGCGCACGATTACGCGACGTTTCGGCATTCCCTTTCAAAAGGGACAGTCGAAACTAAGGCACACGCTCAAACGCACTCTGTTCAAGCAAGCAATTAGTGGCAATACCGCGGCGCTTATTTTCGCCACTAAAGTCTATTGTGGCCTTAGAGAGACTCCGGATACGACCATCAACGTCTCAGCTACTGCGGTCGGTGGGCAAGTGATTTTCTCCGAAGAAACTAAAAAGCAGCTCGAAGAGTTCCATGTGAAACTTCAGCAACGAGTCTTTCAACGTACTTACCCAAAAGAACCGGTTCCCAGTGGAAACGGCGACCAAACCGCTCTCAATTGATCCGCTCTACCAATATCCAAAAGGCGTTATACCCCCCTGGATGTTCGCTAACGTTGTTCTGGGCGTTACGAGCATTTACGATTGGCAAGGCGAAGCCATGGAAGCCGTCGGCCAAGGGCTCCCGACCGCGCTCCTAGCCGCTAACGCCAGCGGCAAAACTAAACGCGTCATTGCGCCGCTCCTACTCTGGTTGCTATTCAGCTTTCCGAAGGCAGTCGGCAAAATGACCAGCGGCTCCTGGCAACAGATCCAGGAACAGCTTCTCCCGGCTCTTAACGAGTTTAAACCACGGCTAGCTAGCCTCGGCTGGAACTGGCTTGATGGCTGGATCGAATCATCGCAAGGCGGGTTTATCAGCGTATTCTCGACCGATCAGCCGGGCCGCGCGGAAGGCTTTCACGGCACGCCGGAAGCGCCGCTTATGTACATCATCGACGAGGCTAAGAGTGTCGATGACGGTATCTTTGCCGCAGCTGATCGCTGTACCGCGCAGTATCGCTTGATTGCTTCTTCGCCAGCCGGACCTGCCGGCAGGCTTTACGATTGTTTTAATCGGTTAGCCAGATTCTATTACGGTATCCGGATCAGCAGTTTCGAATGCCCGCATATCCCCGATGAAACTAGGGCTCGCGACCTGGAAATGTGGGGTGAGAGCGATCCGTGGTATCGCAGCCGGCACTTAGCGGAGTTTAGCGATGATGAAACATTCCCGAAGATTGTTAAGCCTCAATGGATTAGGGCCTGCTGGGCGGAACCTCCGACGTACAAAGCGGGGCAACTGCGAGCGTTTTGCGATTTTGCCGCTGGCGGCGCTGAAAATGTCATCGCAGTGGCTGATGGTAACAAGGTCTATATCGGCGCGGCTTGGCGTGAGACCGATACGGTTCAGGCGGCGCGTGCATTCCGGCGCGAGTTTGAACGTCTGGGCTTGAACCAGGGCCAGGTCTACGGCGACGACGGCGGCCTGGGCACCGTGATGATCGACCAGATCGCCGAGCTTGGGTTCCAGGTTATCCGGGTAAGAAACGAAAACCCGGCTAGCGATGAAGAGCACTTCGCTAATCTCGGGTCCGAGATGTGGTATCAGGCGGCGCGCCTAATCGAAAAGCGCGAAGTCATCCTGCCCGAGGATAAGTTATTCTTTGATCAAGCCATTGGGCGGCGACGCGATTATGATAGCAAAGGGCGCTTAATCGCTGAGCCCAAGAAGAAGATGGCCGCCCGCGGCGTGGAATCACCGGACCGTGCTGATGCCGTCTTCGGTGCGCTCTACAATCCGTATCAGGGCGCGGTCACCGCCGAACAGCTCAAAGGCATCTATCTGCCGAGCGGTGGCGGGTTCCAGCGTGATGATCTCACCTTTACCAGTGCGGAACCGGGCGAGGGGTAGCCGTTCACTTGATTATCACCCTTTGTTGGTTGGCTGTTTTCTGGTCACGGCGGCCCTCGGCGGGTTGTTCATTTTGCTCTATCTGATCTCCTATTTTACCGGGTTTGAGCTTTGATTAAGGATTTAACCAAGATTGATTCGGTAGCCGGCGTTACGATTTATTCGGTTGCGGGTGAGCCCCAGTCTTTTATTTTCAAGGCTGGAATGACGATTGACGCGGATGGCGCGCCGAATTGTTACGGCCCGAACAATTCCGGAATCGATTACACTGCCAATGGCGGCGACGATTCCGGGGGCGACTGGTGGGGTGGCCCGACCGATTCGAACGGGTACCCGATAAAGCAGAAAATCTATGATCCCTATCCCGGTTATTACGTGTCGGGGACCGCTCATACGAATCCTCAGTACGACTCTGAATCACCTTATTGTTATTTGGACTCGAGCTGCATTCCCTTTTTCGTTCTGCCTGGGCAACATGCTAACGGTGCGCGACTGGGAGATGTCGGATTGGTCTATAACGAGAAGACGGGTGACAATTGCTACGCGATTTACGGCGACATAGGCCCAAGCTCAAAGATTGGCGAGGGCTCGATGCGTCTTGCCCACGCTCTTAAGCTAGAATCCAGTCCGAAAACTGGAGGCATCTCAAGCCACACAATTGTGTATCTGGTCTTTTTTGGAAGCGTTGGGAAATGGGTGCCACCGGCAAATTGGTTCGATGTTGCCAACACGCTGGTCAAGGCCTGGGGCGGTCTGGCTCGACTTAAGGAGATCGCCAAAAGCTTATGATGCTGGCGCTTATCCAATGGCTGGTCTTAGTGATCGTGGTTTGCCTGCTGTACTGGGTGGTCTCGCAATTTGCGCCAGCGCCGATTCTGAAAGTCGTGTTGGTGGTCTGCGTGGTCATTGTGGTCTTGAGCCTGATCTTTTTGTTTTTGCCGTTGGCCGGCGTGCATTTAGGAGGGTATGGCCGCTAACCCCGACGTTGTCGATACCACCAAGCCCGAAGCGATCGTTCCGGACACGGCGACTCATGACTTTTTCCCTTCTCGGCGGCCCAAAGCGGCTGGAGATTTGTGAAATGAAAGCATTTTCGAAGCTCTGTTTGGTCCGAGAGGTCAAAGCTGTTGCAAGGCCGAATGTGATCGACGTGCCAACCGTGTCGTCCATAGTTCTCCCAGGTCATGCCGGGCTTGAATTGGATTTCGAGCCACGCTCTAAGGAAGACTCCTTCGCATCCACACAAGTTGCTTATTCGTGCAACTTTGGCTTTTCCAGCATGGCGGATGATGAGATTTATTCGACGACGACATTGTTCGAGAAACCTGTAAAGAGGATCGACGCCCAATCTTCTATGTCGTCTTTCAGCGGCTTGTTTGTTTCTTTTTTCTCTATTTTGCCAATGATATTTGCGCGAACTAATGCATTTTTTCTCTTTAGTTTTGTCGTAATATTCGCGCTGCTGATTACGGATGGTTTCTTTATTTTTGGCGTATCGTTCGCGCTCTTTTGCTGCCCTGTGCTCTTTATTGTTGTCGCGATATTCCTTATATGCGTTTGGATGCCTTGTTTTAAAACGAACATAGACCAGATGGCGGACTCTTCGCTTATGTTCGATCGAGACTTTTCGCATCAGAATCTATATCGACTAAACCCGGCCATAGATTAACTAAATGGCAGAGAATACAGAACTACTTGATTTAGATAAACCGGACGCCAAGCTGCCGGATACCGAGACTACGCCTGTCATGGAACCGATGATCTCGGTGGACGTGTCCGATCGGCTACTCCGCCAGATTCAAAGGCGCATTTTTCCAACTGACCTTGAATCGATTCTCCTTAGCGCCCAAGTTGGCGATTTGTGGTGGAAAAATCAGCTTTGGAGTTTAATGGTTCAGACTTGGCCGCGGCTCGCAACTAACCTTGGTAAACTCAAACAAGCTGTTAGTTCGATGGAATATGACGTTAAGCCATTTGCTGAAAAAGGTGAAAAACCGACTAATAGTGCGATCGAAAAAGCTGATTTTGTCGAGGACGCTCTATTAGGAATGCACGGGGACCTGGCGGCACAGGAACACGATTTTCAGCAAACCTTAGAGGACGTGGTCGATGCTTTGGTCTCAGGCTTTTTCGTGGCTGAGATTTATTGGGAAGTTAGAAATGGCGGCATGGTGCCGCAATGTACTCGTTGGACTCCTAGTCGGTACTGGCGCTTTCCATATGTTTTGGATCAGAAAGACGAATTGCTATTAAATCCGTCAGGAATGTTAGGGGGTACTCAATTATTTCCGTTCCCGGAATACAAATTTATTCGAGCTATCAAGCAAACTCACGCTGATCACCCGGTCTTCTCCTGTCCGATGGATTGCTTAACCAGCTGGTGGTTAGCTTCTCGGTTTGGGCTCGAATGGTTTATGACCTTCGCCCAGCTGTTTGGGATTCCACGCCGTGTCGCGTATTATAGCCCCGGCGACGATATCACGTACCAAAAGCTGGTTCAGATGATGCGCCAGAGCGCGGCGGCGACCTGGGGCGTTTATCCTAAAGGCACACAAGTTGAGGACCAAGCCGCAGCAGGCTCGACTGGCGGTCATTTGCCGCAGGAACGCTTAATCGATGAAGCCGACAAAGTTTGCGATATCATGTTGCTTGGTCAGACCCTCACAACTGAAGTGCATGAAAGTGGCGGCAATCGTGCCTTAGGTCAGGTACATCGGCGTGTTCAGGATGAGGTCATGATTGCAGCGGCCAACTTTGTAGCCAAGATTTTTAATACACAGGTTATTCCCGGCATTCTTCAGTATAACTGGGGAAATATCTCTGAGATTCCGATTTTAGAACCTGTGGTCAATAGTCCGGTTGATCTGTTTAATCTGGCTCAGGCTTTAAAGATCATTGGTGTTGACATGAAACTTCCATTGAAAGCTGAAGAGGTCTACACCCGTCTTGAATTTACCCAGCCCGATCCAGATGAAGGAAATCTCTACGAGCCACCCGCAGCACCGATTGCGCCACCGCCCCCATTTAGCGCACAGCCGCAACCTAACGGCACTAGACCAGAACCGGCTGGAGCGCCTAATGGCAGCAAGGAACCAGGGGCTAAGCCTAATATCGTGGAGCGCGTTGGGGCTGCTGGGCTCGGGGACGCTGACTGTTGCGATCCTACTTTTGATGATGGCGATGGAAACGCGGTCCATGCTGCTGCTCGCAAGGTGAGTTTCGCGCTCAATTACGGCGAGGAACCGGAACCGGGCGAGGTCTTACGGTTTTTGGAGCATGTCGAGGCGCGTGAACATGGTGTAACGACGGTGATTGCGCCGAAGCAACTCGATCGTTCGCCGGCGGAGGCGGCAGCGTCGCATGACACTGGCCAATACTTCCGGGAGAATGCGGCGACAATTAAGGGCGTAAAATGGCGATCGATACTCGACGATAGAACTACTCAAGAATGCCGCGACTTGCATAACAAGCGGTGGACCTACCCGGATCTGAAACCGATCGGGCACGAGCTCGAATTTCCTGATTTCCCGCCGATCAAGTATAACTGCCGCTCGAGTGTGATGCCGGTCCTGAAGACGTGGCCACAGATCCAGCAGTGGCTGAAAGGACTTTTTAAGCGATGAACGATCTTAACCGAGCAGCCGCCGATGAGGCGATGGGTCCGTTGATTCCGAACTCATCATTAGATCGATGTATCCCAAAGTTGGCCCGTGGGATTGAAGACATCGCCTCGGGTTGCTCGGTTAACTTTTTTAACAGTCTATGATGACGCGAGCCGAAAAGCTTTTCAATATCCGGGCCCAGGTCCAAAAGGCTGCGAGCGACATTGACCACGGTGACACCTACGGCGCTTGCTTAGCTTTGGGCGATGCGCTCTCGGCGGTGCTTGAATTTTTGGAGGAAGAGATGCCCGAGAAGGTGTTACCGGCGCTCCACGCCGAATCAATCAAAAACAAGGTTAAGAAATGAAAATTATTCAGGCGATTGAGAAACGTGAAGACGTTAGTCCGCAAGAAGGCACCCGAGAGTATGGTGACGGCTCATTTTTTAACTCGGGTATAAGGTTTTCTGTTAGGCGATTTTTTGCGCCTGTTGTTGGCCTGTTCCTTGTCGGTAGCCCAACGGCAGTTCTCAGGCGAATACGATCCGTTATTATCAATGCGTTCAAGGCTCATATCCGAAGGACGCGGACCCATGTCTGCAAGGAAATCTTCAAACGAATCCCGCCAACGATTACAAACCGTAATTCCACGTGCTCCGTATTTGTAGTAGCCGGAATGGTTTTGATTGTGACATCGGCCTTTCATAGAGCACCAAGTACGGTATTCAGGCGTTGTCTTCCCGCGACTGGCTTGTCCATGCGTCCGTTGGACTTGGCTAGTGACTTCCCGTTGATAACAACCGCAAGAAATGGTTTTGCCGCGTCGGAGTTGGTCACTGGTTATCCATTTGAGTTTCCCGCAATCGCATTCGCACGGCCAAACGGCTCTTCTATTAATCGTTTCACGCCATTGATGAGGCCCGATTACAATCAGTCTGCCGAATTTCTGTCCTTCCAGATCAATGAAGCGTTTCAGTTGTCCCATAAGTCTAATATACAACGTCAGCAAATATGAAATCTTTAGTAGAGGCTATCGCAAAAAGGGAAGATGTATCGCCCAAGGAGGGAGAGGGCAAATACGGCAAAGGCGTCACTTTTGCCGTTGAGAAGAATAAGAAGTATCCGCTGGACACCGAAGCCCATGCCAGGGCCGCGCTTAGTTACTGGGGAATGCCGAAGAACCGAGCCAAGTACTCGGCCGAGGATCAGAAGACGATCGGTGGCAAGATTCGCGCGGCGGCTAAGAAGTTCGGGATCGAGACATCGGACGGCGGCGACAAGACCGAGAGCGCGCTGGTTTATGCCGCAGCCACGGTTGATCTAGAGGGTGAAACGCCTCCGTCGATTATGTATATGCCGAAAGGCGACTGGAAGATTTCGCCGGCTGTTCATGGCAAAGCAAAAATCGTTTCAATCAAAGTGGACGAGACTGTTGCCGCAACCTTGCAGCAGGATTTGACTAAACGGCTTGCCGAGCCACCGCGCCCATATGCTGGTTTTGATCATCAACCGGGCTCGGCTAGTTTTATTCCTAAGGCGTTTCGATGGGACGCTGAACAAGGCGTAATGTTGGACGTTGATTGGACCAAGCCAGGCGAGGAGGCGGTCAAAGGCCGTGGTCATTCATATTTTTCGCCCACGTTCCTACTCAGTGACAAGGGCGACGTTGCCGGACTCCCGAGCACCGGTGAAATTGGGTCACTGACTAATAATCCCGCTTTTCGACGGATACAGAAAATCGCAGCGTCGGCGGATGACGATGAAGGAGAAGAAAGCAAAATGGTAAAATTGACAGATAAATTAGTGGAGCTTGAGGTGATCACCGCCGAACAAGCGGCGGATGCGGATGAGGAACTGCTTGTGCGCGCGGTCACCGGATTACACGAGGCACTGGCAACGGTGCAGGCGGCTAACGCGCGGCTGATCAGCGAGAACACGGCCTTGGCGGCCAAGGCGATCGAGGTGCAGAAGGCTGAAGCGCTCTCGATTGTGCAAGCGGCAATTGCCGAGGGCAAGATTCCGGCCAAAGTGCAATCGGCGATTGATTTCTGGACGGCGCAACTGACCTCCAATCCGGAACAGGCTAAGAAAGCGCTAGCCACATTGCATCCCGCGCCGGTCTTGGAAAAAATGGTCGACGTCAAAATGAGCGACACTAAACGGGTCGTTGGCGGCCAGAGCGAGGCAGACTTAGTGCAAGCCCAGCATTTGGTGATTCATGAAATCCAGGAGGCGCATCCGAATTTGAGCTATACGGACGCGTTCAATAAAGCTAAGCGGGAGCACCCGGATGTCTTCCCGGTCGAAGCGTAGATTTAACACTTCTAACAATAGAAAAATAAAATATGTCAACAGTTGGAACTTTAGCCAAAGTGCCGGGGATTGTATCGATACCGATTGCCTCGACTGCTGTGACGATTCTTCGTGGCCAGTTGGTCACGATTGATACCGCCAGCCATACCGCCAAAGTGGCGGGCGTGGTTGGTGATCGCGTTGTTGGGGTCGCTTTAAGTGATGCCGATCCAGATACGTTAAACGTGTCGGTCGGTTGTAAAGGTGGCTACACCATGAGCATGGTGCCAAAATCCGGCGATACGTTTTTTGTCGGAACAATCGTGAACCAAGATCAAGCTACCTTCGGGCAGGTAACGACGACGGTAACAGCCGGTAAAGAGGTCGGCTGGGTGGTTAATCCGCAGAAGGATTCGCTCGGCAATCTCGAGGTCGCCTTCTTTCTATTTTAGGGAGCTTGGCACTAAGTAATAAGGAACAAATTATATGACTAAAGACCATTTGCAGTTATTGACTTTCAGCCAAGGTGTAGTGGCTGATTACGAGCGCAAGAACTCGATCGGCTCTTTTTTAGCACCGGAAGTGGTGGTGGGCGGCGGGATCTATCACTACAAGGACTATGGGCTCGGCAACGCTTTTACGGCGATCGACATGCGCCGTGCCATCGGTGGACCCTCGAAGATGTTGCACCTAAGTGTTAACGATCTCCAGGATATCAACGTTGAGTACAGTCTGGCGACCTTCATTGACGATCAGGAGCGGGAGAACAATCCAGCCAATATCAGCGTACTGGAACAGCGCAAGATGACCGATCTGGTCAACACTGCGATGAACAACAACCTTTATCTGGTGTTGGCCTTGGCGCGCACTCTGACCAATCAAGCCGGTGTGCTTGCCGGAGTTACGGGAGCATGGAGCGCGGCCGCGAGCGGGGTTTCGACGAATGACCCGGTCAACGAAATCAACATTGCCTGCAAATATATCGCAGACACGTACGGGGTTGTGCCGAACCGGATTTATTTCGATTCGGGCGCTTGGTTGAAATATCAGAACAACACCAATGTCCGTGGCCGGTTCTCCGGCGTCTTGGTGCAATCGGTGACGCCAGAGAATACCGTCCAGTTATGGAATGTGCCGATGCAGGCCAAAATTAATCTAGGGGCACTGTACGAGGGTGCCACCGGACTCAATGATGTCATTATTTTCTTTGGCCAGGACGGCCCGAGCCAGTACGACGTTTCCTTCATGAAAACCTTTGTTAACGTGGCCGGGAGATTCACCCGGGTCCGGAGCTGGCGGGACGAGGATACCTCGAGCGACAAGTACAAAGCGAGTTGGTTCCAGAAGATTAAGCTGACCGGGCAAGCGACGGCAGTGAAGCTAACGATAACTTAGGAAGGAAACTCTTTATGGCAGATCCTGAAGTGTTTGCTCAGGTCACATTGACGCGGAGAGAGGTTATCTGCTGGCCGTCGCATGATTGTAAGACCAAGGGGGACGGAGCAATCCCGGCCTGGGTGTTTCAGGTCTGGGCAAAGCACGACATCATCAGAGTCTACGGATTGTAAAGAAAGGAAACCAAAGTTATGCCTGCTCCTTGGCCCGATGACGATCAGAAGAATGCGACTTTGCAAAACTTAGCTAATGCGCTTGGTTCCGAGATAAAGCCGCACAGTGAGACCGCTTGGCATATGGTGCGCGGTCAATCCGGTTTTGAGGACATCAATAACGGCGACGACCTGCACTACGTGGCGCACCACTGGCCAGGGATTGAGGCGGGGTTCGATCCGCAGAAACAGCAACCGAAGTAGGTTATGAAAGGAGGGTAACGTTATTCCGTTAAAATCTGGAAAAAGTAAGGCCACGATTGCGAGCAATATTCGTGAAATGGTTAAGGCTGGACATCCGGTTAAGCAAGCCGCGGCGGCAGCGTACAGCAAGGCGCGCGAGAGCGGGGCTAAGATTCCAAAGAAAAAGCCGTGATCTACGATCCTACAACGGAGCAAGCGTCTCTTATCGCGGAGGCCAAGAGACTAAATCCCGGGGTCCACTGGGAGACGCTGTTTTGCTTTTTACGGACCCATTACCGGATCTATTTCCAGGCCGATGACCATGACGTGTTCGTCGTCGAGTACAATATGGGAATCGCGGCGGCTAGCGTGCCGCTGCCTTCACCAACCTTGTTAGCCTTGGCTCCAGGTACGATTGGGCATGGAAGCGCTGCTTTTAATATCCAAGTAATCGGGCAAGGTTTCTTTAACGGTGCCCAGATTGTGTTTGATGGGAACGTGATCAATCCGACGACCTTCATTGACGCTAATTCGTTGGTCGGTGCGGTAAAATCAAATTGGATTACGACAGCTCGAACCGTGCAGGTCTCGGTCCGTAACGCGGACGGGCAAACCAGTGGCGCATTGTCATTTACCATAACGTAGGAGGTGCAACTTGGCTTGGGTACCGATCAACTCTGACGCCATCATAAACAGTCTCACGAGCCAGGAACAGTCGATGATGACTGATCCGAGCTCGGCCAGCGACATGGCGACGATTATTTATAACGTCACGAACCTGGTGCGGGGTAAGGTGATGGGCTGGCAACCTAACCAGGCGTACATGGGGCCGGTCGGCACGATCCCGGATGAGCTGATGGCGCCGGCGGTTGCTATCTGTCGGTACAAGTTTCTGACGCATTTGCCTGGCACGACTTTGATAACCAAGTGGCGCGAGGCCGAGAACACCGAGGCCTATGCGCTGTTGGCCGATGTGGCGATTGGCAAGTTTGTTATCCTGGCGCCGAACGGCAGCGTGCCGAACAACCCGGCCGATACAGGCGGTGAACCATATTTCCCGCCGTACCCGGTCTGGCAAGGCAGACCAGTTTGGGGAGGGTATTGGTGATTAACGCTAAGCAAATTAAGGAACGGTATGAATATTTTCGCGATAGGATGCCGCTGATCGCGACTGATTACGTTGATCTATTGTTGGCTGAAATCGAGAATTTGAATCATGAACGTCGAAGTCTCAATCCAGGAGAGTGTTCGGTTCAAGCGCATGCTGAGTGAGATTGCGGCACTTTCCAGCGTGGTGCTGAACCAGGCCGGCCGTGAGGTGGCTGATTGGCTTCGGCGCTATCATGTGCGCTTTCGCCAAAAGTGGCAAGGCTCGCGGTATATGGCTGGACCGTGGAGTAATTTATTCTGGCAGGAAGTTGTTCGTGGCTGGCAGGATCCGGTAGTTAGTGGTAAGCGGGTGACGATTACCAACACGTTCGGGCTCCTCAAGTGGAAGACGACGGGGGGCACGATTACGCCCAAGCGCGCGCGGATGCTGACTATTCCGCTGGTGCCAGATGCCAAGGGATTAACCGTGGCAGAGTACGAAGCCGAGGAGGGGACACCGCTATTCAGAGCCGGGAACGCGCTGTGTCGGCGGATCGGCAAACGGCTCGAGGCGATCTACGCGCTCAAGGAATCGGTAGTCCAAGCGCCGACTGAAGGGGCAATGCCGCCGGATGACCAGATAAAGAAAGTGTTCACCGATTCGGTGCGCCAGCAGATTCGCAATATTGCAAAACAGCAATGAACGCCGTCTCCATGCTCGAGCAATTGCAGGGTGTCGCGGTCGATGCCCTGGCGGCGGATCCGATGTTCAGCGGCCAAGTGAGCGCCAACACGCAGCCGGTGCCGATCGTGACCGAGCTGAAGGGCGATATCATGACTCAGATTGAGACGGCGCTGGGCTCAGTGGGGATCTGCGCGCTGGTGATGACGCCGTTGCTCGAGCTCTTCAATGAATTGCTTCCTAATATGAGCGGATGGGCTCTCATCACCGTGACGGTATTCGAAAACGTTCCGGCTAATCAAGGCAACGGCGGGACTAAGATCAGGGCGATTGCCTTAACGCAGCGCGTCTTTGCTGTTTTGCACCATTTGCCCACGGGGCTGGCGACCGATCCAGGTGATGCGGATACGCCCAGCTTTATCGGGATAAAACGGCCATTTGAGATGCTGAGTGAAGGGCCGCCTTTGCAATACAATGTCAGCTTTCAGGCCCACGTAAAATTAATCGGATAACAGGAACAAACTTATGCCAGCACCAACCACCTATGTAGTAAAATTTCCCGCTGTTTCCACTTATACATTTGGGAGTACGGATGAGACTGGGATCTCGGTCGAAAGCTACGAACAAAACGATCAGACCGACACCTTTGAACAGAAAAACGGGGTCGGCGAAGTAATCGAGGTCGTTACCCATAACCCGCGCGGCGAGGTCACTTTAACCGGTGAAATGACTGGCGCGCTCACCGCTGTGTTGGGTCTATCGATGACCCTGACCAATCTGGTCAAGGAGCAGTACGGGGTTGGTGCACTTGGAATATTTATTTGTAAAGGCGTCGCGCACAGCAAGGGCCGGGCAAAGAATATGAGTGTGCGGATTACGGGTACCTATTATCCGTTAGTGGCAGCTTAGATCGTTGATGGAGAGCGCTGTATATCACGAGCGGGGTTTCAGCACCGTTGACATGAAGTTTGCGGTGCTCTGCTTAATTTTTGGCGGCAAATTGCGGCAACACCTGCCGTTGGAATGGAATGATATTTATCCTTCGCTGGACGCGTACCTTGAAAATTTGCAAGATCCGCGCCGATCACCGCCGCAGACCCGGATTAGTTTTAATTTTGAACTAGTCAGCTTGCCGGACGAAATCTTGAGCGCTTGGCGAATCCAAGGCGGCGATTTAATCAGCTCTTTAATGGCGAATGGCGCGCGAACGGCCATTTTGGCGGCGCACGAACATTTACGCGAACTGATAGTGCTTTGGAGGGATAAACGGCCGGATGCGAAATGGGAGACTATCAAAGGTGATCGTGCCGGTGAATCGGTTACCCTCGGCAAACGGTCAAGTCCGGAATTGCAGGCCGAATTTTTAGGTAAACTATGAACGTCGAAGAGATTGACATGACAACCGAACAGGCGCTGGTCTCGGCGCTGACACCGAAACAGGTTGGCGACATTGAGTTGCAACCCTTCAGCCTGTTGCGCCAAGTGATTGCAATTGATCTGTGCCGGAGTTCGAGCAGCAACTTCTTTAACGCCGTGATGACGGTCTGGGTCTGTACGCTCAAGCCATTGGAGGCGTTAAAGGTCCACGAGGACGTAGCACAAGCCCAGCTGCGCGCTTTTGAATGGGCCGAGGCTCAAGGATACTCGATCGTCAATTACCAGCCGCTGCTGGACGCCTACAAACGGCTTAATGATGAATTGGCAGCCAGTACCAAGGCGCGGGCGCGCGGCGGCCAGGACGGGGACGCGCCAAAAAACGTTGGAGGGCAGCCTCGGCTATAGAGGTTGCCGCGTGCATCATGCCATTAACTGGAATGACGCTGCAGGAAGTCTTGTGGATTTTGCCGGCTGCTGTCGCCTACCAGTTTCAGTTGGTTTATCTACAGATGCAGGGGTGCGAGTTTGTGATTGATAAAAGTTCGCCGCAACTCTTAGAGCGGCTCAAGAAAGCGAGGGCGTACCGTGGCCGATGATATCAACATCACTTTTGGGGCTGATACCACTGAGCTTGATGCGGCGGTCACTAAGGTCAAGAGAGAGATACAGAGCCTTGTGCCGGGTGCGCCTGGGAGCGGTGTTCTGACGCCGTTGCCAGCGGCTTTTGGCGGAGCGCCAGCTACGCTTCTAGAGAAAGCAACGGTTGCAGCCAAGGCCAATGCAGCTGCGGCGGCCCAGGCCGGCACTGCCATGAAAAATTATGGGCTTGAACTGGAGGAGGCAGGAAACAAGGCCGCACGGGCCGGGATAGATTTTGGGCGCATGGCCGAGCGCATGGCAACGCGCATAGTGATTTTCGAGATGATCCGGCTCGCCATTCAAGGCGTCAAATACGCCTTTGATGAAATTTCTAAGGTTCAACAAGCCCAGATCCAGTTTAACGCGATGGCCGATGGGCTGGATCATTTAGGTGCCAGATTTAAGCAGCTACAAAAGGATACCAAGGAGGCACTGATACCGGAGGGAAAAGCGGTTCAGGTAATAGAGACTTTGCAAGATTACGGTGCTAGTGCGGATCAGGCCGGTATGGCCGTAAAAGATTTAGGTAAATGGTCTAATGTGCTTGGCGTTGACGCCAATACACTCGCGCAGGCTCTTGGCCGTGTGTCTGAGGGCGAGGGCTCGCTTCAGGATATGCGTCTAGTGACGCACATGATGGGTGAACAGGCTGCGGCTGGACGGACATTGGTCCAGACCATTGTCGATATGACTAGGGAGCTCAAGAATTTCGAAGCCGAACAGGCCACGGCCGAGAAAAGCATGGATGCGGTAATGCGCGCGACCGAACGGATGGGCGAAAAACGGGAGCGCACAATGGACCGGCAACTATCCATTACGGAGAAGTTAGCCAACGCGCAGGCCGAATGGGATCGAAAATATGCCGGCGGTACCCGGACAGGTGAGGAACTTTTGACTCAACAATTTCAACAGGCTGCCAGAGGTCGGGAGGGAGCGCTGATCCCGGCCGGCGCGAGCCAGGAACAGAGGAACCTGCTCAAGAGTCAGCTTGATGAGTACAAGCAGGGCGTTGCCGAACTGACTAAAACGCTAGGGCCAATCGGAGTGCAACAGGCGTTACGTCCGGCTGAACAGGGCGGTTGGCTTGGTTACCGGGACGTGATCCAGGCGTACAAGGAAAGGCACCAGGATGAAATGCGCGATCTCCGTGAGGCCGATGAGGATCGAAGAGCGGCCATCGAAAGGCAGAAAACGGGAAGGGAGGCAGGTATTGCCGGGGCCAAGGCGGAGTTTGCCAGAGTAGGGCCGCAGGCCGTGACCGCGCCACCAGGTTTTGCCGAGTATACCAATTCGATTAAAGGCATGGGAGACCAATTCAAAGTCTCTCTTGATACCATAGTACAAAAGTTTTTTGATGGGGTAAAGGCATTAGCTAATCCGACCGATGACCTGTCTAAGGCCGTTAGTCGTTTTATCGATTTATTAGCTGGCGCTGGGTAAAAGCGCCAAAGAGAGAAATGGCGATCCTTTTTAACAGCATTACCCAGTTTGTGCAGCAACCCGAGCGGACCAAGCGCCGGGTGAAACGGGATGATCTGGATACGCTCACCGAAGTCTGGGTGGGGCCGAGCTATGCCGAAGATTATTTCGTGCCGCGGATAGGAGCAGCGCACCCGGAAGCCAATTTAATGACTGTGATCGATACATCCATTAAGCGGATGGCGGCCGGGGTGGCTGAGGTGACGATTAATTACCATGGCAAACTGGATAACTCTGGGACGCACGGTTACACCAGTGTGCCGGACATCAGCCAATCTTGGATGGAAGGCGAGGTATCGTATTCTCAAGGCGGCTTCACTTATTCAAGGAGGTATACTGGCCGCTGTTGCCAGATATCTTATATCACCAACCGGCGGCCAAACGGCAACCCGACTAACATCGGGCTAAGCAAAGAATTTCTTGGGTTTACTAATGTCTGGGAAATGGTGACTGGGTTTACGCCAGGCGGCGGCAGTGGCGGAACCGGTACGCCGATTTCGAAATTGACTTGTACCGACGTGAAAATCGAAGATAAAGCGGACGGCTGGTACCGGGTCAGTGAGACCTATCAAAGCCGGCAATTCCCAGGCAACTACACCGGGGGTGATCCGGGTGGCACGATCACGGTGAAAACCACGCTTAATGATCAAGCGCCGACCAGCGCGGAGGCTTCCGGCCGAACGAGCGGGGCAGCGTATGCCGCTGCCAATTATAGCGGGGTGCCGCTTCCCACCAGTCCGGCGGGTACGGCTGGATATGACACCTATTTAATGACCGCGATTGATCCAGCCTGGGGCCAGAGCGGCACGGTCCATGACGTCAATCGAGCGGCGGTCGCTAACCATGATCAGCCGCTTACTCCCGGGGTGGCGATTCAGTCGGTATCAGAGAGTTTTCGGCCCGTAGATCCTATTCCACAGGGATCGGTGCCATTGAGTTATTAGCTTATGGATCACATCCGAATAGGTTGGCGATGGCTTGAGCGCACCTTGAACGGGATCATTGACACGATTAATCAGCAGAGACCGGTTGGGAGCGCCACGATCGCGGTTGAACAATCGCCCAGCGGCATGCTCTTGAAAGTTGTCGGCAAACCGGATCAGCAAGGGGAAGTGGGTGCTGGCGGACCGGTCGGCGGCAGCTGGCAGCAACTAGTGGTTATTAAGGTCGTCAATAACCAGTGTACTCAACAATATCTCTGGTATTACGGTACCAGGCCAACCGATAATCCTACTCCGGCGCCATCATGATCTATGCCAAAACCTGGTGTCCGGCCTATCCGTGTGATCCGTGTGTGTTAAATTTCAATCAATCCACACTTGACCAGACCGGAACGGAATTTCCGGTTGTTATTCCGGACACGGATTTTTGTCCAATCGGCGGTGGTCTGGCGATCGCGCCTAAGACCTCTAATCGTTTACAGGTTTTTAGTTATAGCGAGGAAGCGGCCGCAGTTTCGTATTTTAAAGGGGTACGCAAATGGGGTTTGCTGGTTCAATTAGTGCCTGGATCTGACCCTAAACGGTTCGGCTTGCCGGTAACTGGAGGCATGACAGATGGAGCGCCATTGCCGCTCGGTCCTCTAACTGTGAGTTATGGCGGAACGATTGTTTTATCAGTTTCTGGACCAATCCAAGGGATTACTCCGGTTGGTCCTGGTCAAATTCAAGGAGATGGCAGACGTCTTGTTACTTTTACCGGGTTTATTGAATTGCCGAGCACTGAGGTGATCCAAGCCATTAGATTCTCGCCATACGGTCCATTGTGGCAATGGCATTATCGTGGCCCGGCCATGTCTGATCCGCAAACTGTAACCATTAAATGGCGATGGCCTGGTGAGTTTCGTTATGCATGTAATCCACTCTGGAACGGTCACAATGCGCCCTACCTGTGGAATTACGGTGTCGATTCCAGATACTTTCTTGAGTGGGTTACGCCGTATCTGATTTTTTACCGAACCAAAATTGATGAGATGGGGCCAACCACTTAGAGAACCGCCATGGTAATAATCATAGATTTAGATTTGCAGCAGGCCGTTCAATCGTTCGGCTCGAAACAGGCTGCACCCCCGATCACCGTCAAGAATCAGGATACGCCGACGCTCTCGATTTATTTCGCCAAGGGGAACGTTAACTATGATCTGGGCACCTCTCCGGGGATTCGGTTTGGGGTGTTTGGTAGCGGGCCAAATGCGCTGGTCGCATACAGCAGTTTCTCGCGAATACTCGATGCACAATCCAGAGTGACCTACGTCGGGTACCCGAACTTTAATACGGTTCAGATGGCCGCGGCGATCGGGGCTCAAGCGTCAATCACTTGCGTTGGCGAGATTCGGTACCAGACCAGCTTCGGCACGATCGCGCGCACTTTAGATATCGCCTTTACGGTTGAGCGTTCACTCTTAAGCGAGACGATCCTTGATACGACGATTGCCGCGTTCACGACCCCGGCGGTCAACGCGAATGTCACGGTCCGGATCAATAACACCGGCTGGCTCTCTACTGGGCTAAATCTGGCGATTGGGGCGGGTGCCGGTGCGTATCAGGTCGTTTCGATCACGAACGCGACCGATTTTGTTGCCCAGAACACGGGTGGCGCTGGCAACGCTGCGCCGGCAACCGTGATTCCTAGCGGTACGAACGTCGGGATCGCCGCAACGAATGTCATCCAGACTTATCCGGATGCGTCGCTCTTGGAGCTGCTTACGCGCAAAGGGGTGGCGAGCGGGTACGCTGGCCTGAATTCTTCGGCTAAATTAATTGCGGCAGCTATCCCGGTCGACGGGACCACGATCAATCTTTCCAGCGCCGGGAATCTGCAATTTGCTTCAATCGCGGCGAGCGTCGCGGCCAATTTCGTGACTCCGGCCTCCGGTGGCACGGTTAACGTAACGGTCTCGAGCTCGAGTGCTTTCGTGGTTGGTCAATGGGTACGGATCCCGATTGCCGGTTATTACTCAGTGACGGTGGTGCCGGACGGAACTCATGTCACGATCCAGAACCTGGGCGATCCCTGGAATGCCGGCAGCGGCACCACGATCACGAGCGGTGCGGCGATTTTGCCTTGGACGTCGCTCGGCGGCACCGGCGGCGGCGGATCTCCGGGCCAGAACGCTTTTAGCACCACGAGCGCCAACTTCACGGTACCGGCCGCGTTGACGACGGTTGCAGTAAGCTTAGCGTCAACAGCGTGGCTAGGCGGCGCCGGGTACGTGGTCTTTATCGCCGGGGCTGGTTACTATTCGGTTTCATCGATCACCGATGCGACGCACGCGGTGCTGACCAATCTAGCGTATCCACTGACCAACGCGGCCCCTGGGACGGTGATTAGCTCGGGGGCGATGGTTACACCGGGCGGGATCGCCGGCCCATCGTCGACCGGTACCCCGGGGGCGAACGCCTATGATGCGACCAGTGCCTCTTTCACGATGCCCGCGGTGGCCGCAAGCGCGAATGTTACGATCGGCAACACGGCTTGGCTCAGTACCGGTCAGGTCATTTACATAACTTCGGCCGGCTATTTCCAGGTCGCGAGCATATTAAGTCCGACAGTCTTTAGCGCAACGGCTCTCAATTATCCGGGAAACGCCACCGTAGGCGCGACGATTGCCTCCGGCGTCCACGTATCGCCTGGTGGCTTGATCGGGCCGGCAGGTGCCGGTGGCGCGGGTTTAAACGCTTTTACGACTTTAAGCGCGAGTTTTACCCAGCCTGCCGCGGCTGCCACGGTCTCGATTAATGTTGGCACCACGGCCTGGATGGTGGTCGGGCAAGCTGTTTTTATCCTAGGTGGCGGCTATTACACGGTTGCGTCTGTCACGGACATTAATCACGCGGTCGTGACGAATCTGGGCTATAGCGGCAACGCGGCACCTGGCGCGACGGTCGCCAGCGGTGGCGGGGTGGTTCCATCGGGGCTAAACGGGCAAGCTGGCACGAGCGCGTTTACGACTACCACGGCCAACTTCACGATGCCGACCAGCGGCTCGACGGTCACCGTCACGGTGGCGTCAACGGCATGGATGGCGCAGGGGCAGAACCTTTTTATTCCCACAGCCGGTTATCTCAGTGTGTCGGTTGTCACCGACTCGACTCATGCCGTCTTGACCAATAGCGGAACGATCGGCAACGCTGCGGCAGGAACGGTGATCAGCTCGGGCGCGCAGGTGTCACCGGCTGGGTCGCCTGGGCCAATCGGAGCGACCGGGCCGACCGGACCGACCGGCGGTGGCGGTGGTGGCGGAACAGCGACGCTCTTTGATCCGCGCAACGGTATTTTTATTTATGACGATTTTCTGTGGAACCCTGCGTATCAAGGCGGCACCACGCTGCCTCAGGAATGGGAGGGCCAAGGCGGCGGGGGCGGCGGCGCTATTACTTTTAGCTCTACCTACGGGCTTGATGCTACTCGACGTTCTCAGGGCATTATTGAGCTTTCGACCGGAGTAGCGGCCGCTAACAATTCCGGATATTCGGTTGCTCGTGGCAAGAATAGCGGGACAGCTAACGGTTCAATCTTACTTGGCTATGGTACCTGTGATATTGCGTTTCGGCTGGCTTTAGAAGAGGCATCCTTACCACCGACCGGGATTGGCTATGTCCTTCGGGCGGGTCTCTGGCTGCAAGGAACCGCTGGACACCCGACCGGAGTTGCAAACTGGTATGAGGCTCTATTTCTGGAGTATTCGCCGGATAACAACAGTGGAATTCTGCGGATCGGGTATTTCAATAACGGTTACGGCAACCCAGGCACGACGATCAGTTACGTTAACTGCACCGCCGGAACCCCGACTCCGAACGGTTATGGTTGGTGGGAGCTTAAAGTTGATACCGCAGGCAACGTGACGGCTTGGCTTAATGGTACTCAGATTGGCTCGGCAACCGGGGTTGCGCCTTTAAGTCAGCCGATGGTGCCGATTGTTTTCTTCTATCGAAATTCCGCTTCGACGACCAATTTTCACATTGCTCTCGATGCCGTTTACATCAATTACCCGTACACCCGATGACCGCCGATCCCTATGCCATTACGATCCGGAACACGTTCTTTTACCGTAACCTTCTGGGATACGCATTATGAATGACGGTTTTAATATAACGCTTTTCGGCATTCAGGGTGATCCGATTACCGTCCCTATCCAGTTTTGGAATACACGTCCTGATCCGGATGCGACTCCGCCAGTTATCGGCGTGCCGAAGGATATCTCTGGATTCACTTTCATGTTCAGCTGGAAACGCAGCTATGAAGATTCCGATCTAGACGCCCTTTGGATCTATAATTGGACGATTGGCGACGGTACTAGCGGAGCAACTTCTTTGACCATTCCCGCCGCAAAAACCGCACCGGTCGAAGCCAAGAGCCAAACGTTTTGGGATTTGAAAAGCATCTCGGTTCCTGGTACGGATCGGACGACAGAATTGGCTGGTACAATCGTGCTGAGACCAACGGTGACACAGCGATCTTCGCCATGAGAGAGCCTTTCAACATTGATGTTGCGCCCGATGTGGTGACTAGACCGATTGAGATTAGCCGTTGGCTCGCCACTATCGAAGTAGTTCAGGACGGTCCGACGACAATTGAATCGGGCGCTTTGTCAGCAACGATTGATGTTGGGTTGCCGCCAATCAGACCAATTGAGATCAGCGGTGGACCGCCGGGGCCGCAGGGCATTCCCGGGCCACAGGGACCGCCCGGGCCACAGGGATCGGGAGGAGCAACAATCTGGGGGGAAACACCGACTGGAAGCATCAATGGAACTAATCGGAGTTACACTACGGCAAATTCTTATACTCCAGGTTTGTTGGCAGTTTTTCTCAATGGGTTACGACTGCGACGTGCTAATGATTACGTGGAAACCGGCAATCAGTCTTTCCAATTTCTTAGTGCTCCACTGCCAGGAGACAGTCTGAGCATCGATTACATGTAATTTCGGTAAAGGAGGCATTATGGCTAGCACACAAATTCGCGGCACAACCCAGATCCAAGCATTAACCATCGCTGACGCTCAGGTCGCTACGGCGGCGGCGATTGCCCTGACCAAGTTGGCAAAAGTGCCCATTACGCCGGACGGCGCAACGCCGTTTACGGCAGCGCAGTCGATGGGTTCGCAAAAGATCACGAGTCTGGCCGATCCTACGGTACCCACCGATGCCGCCACTAAAAACTATGTAGATAATGTGGCCCAAGGCTTGGCGCCCAAACAATCTGTGCGGGTCCTGGCATCAGCTAACCTTGTTTTAAGCGGCACCCAGACGGTTGATGGCGTGGCCTTGTCGGCTGGCGATACGGTATTGTGCATAGCGCAGACTACGGGCTCACAGAATGGCTCGTATACCGTAGCTGCCGGGGCCTGGACGCGAACACCGGACTTTGCCGACGTTAACGATGCCGTGCGCAGTCCCTATTGGTTTGTAGGCGAAGGCACGGCGAATGCGGGCAGTGGATGGGTGATGACCACGTGGCCCTATACCATTGGAGTTACGGCCCTGTCGTTTACGCAGTTTACCGGGGCTGGGGAGGTTATCGCGGGGAATGGTTTGCAGAAAGCGGGCAACACCTTGTCCATCAACACGGCGGTTACGGTTGATCTAAGTACCGCCCAGACCTTAACGAACAAATCGATTGCCGCCACCCAGCTAACGGGCACTCTGCAACCTGGACAGTTTCCAACTCTGACCGGAGACGTTACTACTCCAGGCGCTTCCTTAGCTACAACCATTGCTAATGCTGCTGTTACACTGGCTAAGATGGCAAACTTAGCTGCCAATAGTGTCATTGGTAATGCTACCGGTAGTCCTGCTACGCCTACGGCGGTTCCAATAACCAGTGCGCCAACGGCCAGCACTGTAGCGTTTCGCGATAGTAATGCCAATTTGCAAGCAAACAACTTTATTGAGAATGCGGTAACTACGGCCACTGCTGGGACAACGACTACGCTCACAGTTTCTAGTGCAAAGACCCAACAGTTCACCGGTTCTGCTACGCAGACAGTTGTTTTGCCGAATGCCACGACTTTGGCCGTTGGGCATCAATTTGTCGTCATGAACCGTTCAAGTGGCGCGGTAACGGTTAATATGAATGGTGGTGGATTGCTCCAAACATTGGCCGCAAGCAGTTTCGCAATATTTACCTTAATCAACAATGGCACTGCTGCGGGAACCTGGGATGCCATCTATAGTTCCGGTGGTGGCTCCGGGACCGTAACCACCGTATCAGTCGTCACGGCTAACGGCTTTGCCGGCACGGTGGCTAATGCTGGAACGACGCCGGCGATTACCATTTCCACTGGTGTCACTGGAATGTTGAAGGGTAATGGAACAGCAATTTCGGCGGCCGTACCCGGAACTGATTATATGGCTCCATCTGACTTTGTTACCCGGGAAACACCCGCCGGAACGATCAATGGCGTCAACACGGCCTTCACTCTGGCCAATACCCCGATTGTGGGAACTGAACAAATCTTTCTTAACGGACTTTTACTAGAGCCAGGAGCAGGAAATGATTACACCATTAGTGGTGCCGCTATAACCATGTTACTAGTTCCAGCTACCGGTGATCGGTTGAAAGCGTGTTATTTCAAATAAACAGATGCCGATAACCACCATTCGAGGCAAGCAGGTTCTAGACGGGTCTATTCAGAGACCCGATCTGGACATCACTACTGCCGGACAAGCGGTCGTGGCCAAATTGGTCCAGGGCAGCGGCATCACTCTATCGAGCAC